AGATTTGCTCAAGTATTTGAGGATCTTTTCTTTAGCTGAAAGTTTTGTAGTCATAATAATCTCCTAATGACAAAGTTAAAAAACAAAAGTCTTGCGTTTAGCAAGTATTCATATTATACTATTACTTAGTGTGTGTGTCAAGTATATTTGCGGTATACTTTTTTATCTGCCAACTTGTGGCAAATATTTAGCCTTGGTTTCTTCCCAAGACAAGTATATCAAGTCAGAATAGAATAGTGATTCATAAGACACATTGTTTTTCTTCTTCAACATTGATATACGGCCTTTAGCATATTTGGTTTTCCAAATTTGCGTCAAGGTTTCTTCACTGGTATCAAATGATTTGACCAGTTGTTCATCACCAATTTCTTTCCTGAGATATTCATTGGTGTTGTTGTACAAAGGAGAGAAGTATATTCCTCTCTGATGTTCGGTACGTATAAGTTCTTTTGGAATACCAAGCTTACTATACGCAAAATTTAGAGTACGATTTTTATGGTCACGTTTAAGTGGAAGACCTTTTTGATTCTTGGCTTCCCACCATTCAAAATATTTTCGTGTATGATTTTCTTTAACCCAATTATAAATTAAGGCTCTTGTTTTTCTGGACGGTTCAAAAGCAACCGAACCACTAGAGAAACCCATTTTGTTCCAGTGTTCAAGACCATCATACTGAGATAGGCCGCCGGACTTAGTGTTACCATAAAGGGAAGTAGTTGTAACTCCAACAAGAACATCTCCATATTGTCTTTTCCAATCATTTTGTACAGTGTCAGCAAGGCATAATAATGCTAATAATTTACCACCCATGTAATTAAAACCAAGTGGTTGCAAAGGAACGATTGTAGAACCAATTGCAGTATGATTAATCATACCTTGTTGTGTCTTAACATCCCTAGGCCAACCAATTGCATTATCTCTTGGAGTCAAGTCCAAGAAGTCGGAAGATATACACATAACACCAAGATACTTATCAGTGTTTTCATCAACCACGGTGTAATAAAGATTGCGACCAATATTGGAGTTATTCTTCATTGTCGATGAAAAGGTACGAACTGTATTCCACGTTTCTGCCAAAGGTCCATTAGACAAGACCAATTTTGGTTTTAATTTTTCATAGTCATCTGGACCTTCTGGCATCCAGAAATTGTTTTTAACTTTTTCGACCAGTTTCTTTTGTGTAACATCCACTAATTGGACTTCTTCTTCAAACAGTGTACTGATAGTCCTGGTTGGATATTTTTCATGTACCTCTAACCATTTTTGATATAAAGTATATTCACGAACATCCATTTGTGATGCATACGTAAGGTCTTTAATCAAGATTTCTTTCAACTGCTCGGTATCAATATGTTCAAAACGTTCAGGTTCATTTAGTACCTGCCATTTGTCCCACTGAGCATCAACATAATCTATAGGTGTAGCCATTATTTCTTTAAAAGTTTATTCATTTTTTTAGGATTAAAATATTTGCGTCTAATTTTATCCAATTTTTTCAAACCAAATTGTAACGCTAGCGGTTTTACACGACTAGTATACACTATTCCGTTCATGTGGTCAAGCTCATGGAGAAAACATCTTGCGGATATACCAGTAAATGTTTTGGTACGTTTTTCACCTGCGAAATCCTGGTACTCAATTTCTACCTGCTCTGGTCTAGTGATATTAAGATTTAAGAAAGGAAATGAAAGGCATCCTTCTTCCATATGTTTTTCACCACTTGATGAAAGTATTTTTGGATTGAAGTATGCCACATACTCTTCACCTGCACCCATAACAAACACACGATATTCAAAACCACATTGATTGGCGGAGAGTCCAATACCGTTATGTTTTTTACAGGTTTCTACCAAAGTAGATGCAAAACTGTTTGCATTAATTGGTGCATTTTCAAAATCAAATTCGGGTAGAACTTTGTAAAGAGCTGGATGGTCTGGTGGTATCAAGTCAAATGTTTCAACCTGTGTTGCAGTAGGTTTTATTTTAGCCTTTTCTTCCGTGTCATATAAGACAATATCTTCTGTACTCATTTTGCAATCCTTGAAAAATTATTTTTTTTCTCGAAACGAATTATTGACCTAAACTTGTCAAATAATTGGTCACCTTTGTGTGAGATAACAAACACATTTGTATCTGCACCCATTTCATGTATCAACTTCAGAAATTCTTCAGTGCCTACAGTGTCTAGGCTGGAATCAAACACTTCATCTAGTATCAACAAATTTGTATTGGTACTATTCTTTAGTTTGGCAATCTGACGCCAAGTAAATAATAATGCCAAATCAATACGCATCTTTTCACCTTCCGAAAAATTGGCATAAGAGAAATCATCACGGTGTCTACTCTTAATTGTTTCTTCAAAGTTTTCATTGATGTTGAAGTTGACAAAAAAGTCCATTGCTTTCAGATACTTGTTAATCAACTTGTTCATGATTGGCAAGTATTGCTTAATGATTCGTGTTTTAATACCGCCATCTTTCAACAACGTGCCTGCAAATTCATGGTAATGCTTTTCATTCAAACTAGTTTCATGGTTTTTCTTATATTCAGTCAGTGCAGTATTTAATTCAATTAACTTTTGGTCACCACCTTCTGTACCAGTTTGTTTATTGCCCAATTCATCTATCTCATTGTTTAGTTTGGTAATGTAGTTGCTTATTGCTGATATGGTAGAAGTATGTTTAATAATTTCACCATTGTGAGAACTGATGTGTGAAATGATATCCGTTATTGATTTTATTTCAGATGTTACTTTGTTTAACTCTTGTTCAATCTCACTCAAGCCGGTTTTTTGTGTGAAGATTTTCTCTGACTTTTCTTGCAATTGAGAATCTTTCCACTCAGGTGTAATTGATTGTTTACATGTTGGACAATCATGGTTGTTTTCATAGAAGTCAATCTCTTTTTGATTTCGATCAATATTAGTTTGTACTTTACCTTTGATTTGAAATAAGCCTTTGGATTTTTTATCCAGTTTTTCTTTCTTATCACCAATTTTATTTTGTAATACTGCAATGTGTTTGTTAATCAATAGAACATCATTTTGTAATGTATTCATTTGTAATTTTGATTTTCCAATTTCTTCCAGTTTACGTTTGATATCCGCATCGTGGTTCTTTTTATGTTCTTCAATGTTTTGTTTTTGTAGTGTTATCTTTTCTTCGGTAAGAGAAATCGCATACTTGGCTTTATTCAACTCTTCTTTGATGGCAGAATTCTTCTCTTTAATAACATTATTCATTGAAGAAAATATCTGAATATCCAATAGGTCTTCAATGATTGATCTACGGTCAGCAGCCGATAACTGCATAAACGGAACAAAAGATGCTGAACCAAGAATGACAACCTGCGTAAAAGACTTGTAATTTAATTTGAGAATATTATTCTCTAGTATCTCTTGATAGTCTTTTGCAGCTGCATCTTGGTTCATCAATACATCATTCAGGTAGATTTCAAATACGTTTGGTTTAATACCACGAATGACCTTGTATTTCTTTTGGCCGATATTGAAATATACTTCAACAACAGCTTCTTTACCATTAACCGAATTTAGTAACTGTGGTTTGTTGATTTTACGAAAAGGTTTACCAAACAATCCAAAGCACAGTGCATCCAAAATTGTGGACTTACCTGCACCATTATGACCAATAATCAAGGTGTTATTAGATTTGGTAAAATCAATCTCAGTAAAATGAGCTCCAGTTGAAAGAAAATTCTTCCACTTAATCTTTTGGAATAAAATCATGCTTGTTCAGTATTCAATGCCTCTATGTAGAGTTCTTTCAATAATGTTTTTAACCGGTCGTTGTCAATACTTTCTTCCGTAATGCCATCAACGTACTTGTTTAATATGGTAAGTGTGTCTTCGGCTTCATCAATGACTTCATCACCATCTTCTAATTCTGTAAAATCTTCAGCAATTGTAATATCTGCTGGGTTTACATTATACAGGTTATTCATGAACTTGTCAAACAAATACGGATTGTTTTTGTTTATTACAACCACTTTGACATATGTATTTGTGTATGGATTTAAATCTTTGCCATCAATTTCTTTGATTGATTGTTCTTTGTCATCGTAAATGATTCGATGGAACATTTTGTTTGGATTTTCTATGAATTCAAGTTGGTGAGTATCCAAATCAAACAAATGAAAACCCCGAGAATCATTGTAATCTTGCCAAGTAAGTTCATACGGATTTCCCAAATAGTAGATATCATCACTAGAAGATTTGTGATGGTAATGACCACTAAAAGTGTGACTAAACTTCCTAAAAATTCCACGGTCTAACCCCCCTTCAGATGGCATACCACGATACATGGCAAAGCCTGCAATTTCAAAATGACCCATACAAAATTTTGCATCAGTGTCTTTTAATATTTGTAAAGAATCTTCATAATTTTCTGCACAAATCCAAGGCATCATACAAATCTTATGTGGTCCAACATATATTTCGGCTGGATGGTCAATAACATTTAATGTGATACCATACTCACCAAGAAGTAAATCTGATGAATTAACCTCGTTGGTATTTTTAAAATAAGTATCGTGATTACCAGCCAACATATGAACTCGTATGCCCATATTAAACAGAGGATCAAAGAACATTTGTTTTGCACGTTTCAGTGAAAAGAAATTGATGTACTTTCTACGGTCAAATGTATCACCAAGAATCAGCACTGTATCAATCTTTTCCTTTATCAACGTTGGAAAGAATGTTTCTTTATAAAACTTCTCATAGAAGTCTAAGAAAAGTGTTGAGTCATTCCTTGCACCGAAATGTTGGTCAGTTATTATTGCTACTTTTGACATTCATTATATTCCGTATTTAATTTTTTCATTCGTTCAACCTCAGCTTCATAAACTCTTTGTCTTAATTTAGAACTACTATATGGATGTTGTCTGTCATGAAAGAACAACTCTATACCACTATCAAGACAATATTGTTTTGCAGTAAATGGTTTTGATTTGTATTCATCACCTAAAAATCGAATATGAATAGTCTGTGTTTTAAAAATGTTTTCCAAATCTTGTTCTGTTTCATATACCAATACTTCATCCACATATTTACAAGCAGAGATTTGTACAAACCTTTCGTACAAAGATTGTACAGGTTTGTTTTTGCTATCTGGCCTATCAATAGTTGGATCAGATTGTACTGCTACAATCAAATGATCGCAATGTTGTTTCTCAATCTTCAACATTGTAACATGGCCTGCATGAAACAAGTCCAATGTACTACAATTAAATCCTATTTTCATTATATCACTCCTCAATAAATTTTTCAAGCCCTTTTGGTTTCTTTGCCGCATCTTTTTCTGCTTTTTTGGCCTTCTTAGCAACTTCATATGTTTGAATGAACTCTGAAATATTATCATATAGTTCAAATTGTTTGGTAGTACCATCTTCCGATTCTAACAGTTCAAACTCATCCAAAATACCAAACATCTCTGTGGCTTTGTATTTGACGTATAGTTGTTTTTTTTCTTTTTGTATTCTGCGTAGAAATGCAAAGTAAATAACTTGAGTGAAATATGCAAATGGATTGGTAGACTTTGAGGGATCAAAGTTTTCAAAATACATCAAACAATTTTCAATACCATCGGAAATCATTTCGTCACGGTAACTATAGTTGATAAAGTTTGGCTTGTGTGATAGACCTTCAGCAATCTTCATAAAACATTCACCAATGTAATTGGGAATTTTTGGTTTTGGATCGCCGGTCAGTTCGGCTTCAGCACGTTTGGTCTTGTAATCGACAAGTGCCTTTAAGAAATCTTGATTGTTTATATAATGTTTTTGTTTACTCATTCAAATGTACCATAAAAAGTTGTTGACAAAGGGCTTGACATGTGTTAAAGTCCACGGTGTTCCCCTATGATATTAATGTATTAAGGATTTAGATATTTCCTTTTCTTCAAAAGCAGCTAGTATCTCATCATCTAGATTCACTTCTCTTTCTTTCCTCTCAGAGTCTCTTAATCTGATTACCGAATTAATATAATATTCTTCGAAATCGTCAGTTGAGTCCATTGTGCATAAGATATCTTCCGTTTTTATTTCAACAGATTCACCTTTCATAACATATACGGGCAACCAATGCTGTAACATTAAATTGGTTCCTCTGAGTTCGAACAACATAGGATTATCAATTATCACTTTGTTATCCTTTTCAAAAATACAGTCACATACTATATCAAAACCATCTTTTAACCGTAATATTTTAACTGCCATTTTTAAGTCCTATATTATAAATTTTAAACGAGAACTGCTCTTCATTATATATATTCACTCTTTCAACGAAGTGTTGCAACGTAAAATTCGTATGTTTTTTTATTCTGAGATCATCTGCAATATCATATAATGTAGCTTGTTCTTTGCCTTCTGATTGCCTCAAACCTCGACCAATCGATTGTAAATTTCTTACTCTAGATTTCGATGGTGAAGTGAATATAATATTGTGTAAATTTCTGATGTTAGTGCCAGTACTTGTAGTACCAAACGAAGCCACAAAAATAGAATCATTTTCTATTTCCATAACTTTACGAATTTCTTCTCTAACTTCTGTTTCAACATCACCGTCCACAAAGTAAACATTCCGTCCAACTGCTTTTTCTTTGATAAGTTGATACAATAATTTTCCATGTTTTTTCATTTGAAATAATACTAATGTATTTTTATCTAAACTTACTGCTAAATTACGAATGAAACGATTTCTATTTTCAGATTCAATTAAGTATTTTAATTCATCTGGATATGATTTGCCTTTCATTTCTTGACAAATTTCTTCTGAATGTTTTAATACCAAACACTTGATGTTAAAAGATGATAGTTGTTTCTTATCAATCAATTCTTTGGTTGTTACAACCTTTTTGGTTGGTCCAAATAAACCTTCTAATACTAGTTTATGTGTTTTTGTTCCGTCTAAAGTACCAGTCAATCCAATTCTATACTTGGCATTCACACAAGATGTTAATATGGATGTTAATGATTGAGCTTTGAATAAATGTGCTTCATCACCAACAACGTATTGAAATTGATGAAAATATTCTGGAGGTAATTTATAAAGTGATTGCCAGGTTGAAATTGTAAGTTTCTTGTCAGTTACTTTTTCTTTACCTTGATAAATTCTATGTACATTTTCTTCTACAATAAAATTATTTTTGGAAGAATAATCTTCAAAGTCTGTGTATAGCTGTTCGACCAATGAAGTTGTCGGTACAATAATTAACCCTTTCAGGTTTTGATATTGTAACAGTTGTCTAAACAACAAGTATATGATAAGTGATTTACCTGATGCGGTTGGAGATAACAACAGAACTCTCCGTTTTTGCATGGCCTCAATAAATGCATTTTGTTGGTGTTCTCTTACACCAATTGGTTTGCCTTGTGAATGTAGATTTAGTGTATCAAAAAATTTGTGTGCATGATACACAGAATATTCATCTTCAATCAGGTCATGCGAGTATGCATACTCACGTTCATTGCAGAATTCAGTAAGATACGGAACTAGTCCAAGATATAATTGACTGGTCTGTAGATTGAATAGGCGAATCTTACCATCCCAAATACGATTCCGATAGGCTGGAACGAACTGATAACCAGGCACAAAGAATGTGAAGTACTCTGATAGTTCTCGTGCAACGTGGCGTTCGCATTCCACTTTGCCATAGACTTCGTTTACCTTGGTTGTCGTGATATGTTCATTGACCACCAATGAATTTCTCCCAAGATATAAAATCTCTTAATTGCCATGTTCTTTGTTTAAGTTCGGCCATAATTGATTCAACCACGGATGTGACCTCTTCATGGTATACTTTCTTTTCAAGTAACTTGATAAGGTCTTTGTCTGCTTCTAGGTAAGTATTGATATCCGATTTAAGAGCAAATTGAAATGGTTCCCAACCATATTGTTCCAATTCATCTTCGGACATTTTGCCAGTAAAGTATTCCCATTTAACTTTACGCATACGTAGATAATCAAAGTGTGCTTTCTTTGATGCAATTTTATGTTTAGTAAGTACGCCGAGGTACTTACTATGATATTTGGGAATGTTTAATAGTTCTTTAGATGGTTCGGTTTGGTCTATAACCGCATCCGTTTCCCACATTTTTAAGACTTGTTCAAGTGTTTCCATATATATTCAAATATAATAAATTATTATTTAGAATCAACAACTTAGTGTAATTCTAACCATTCAAAGCATTATAACATAAACTGATTAAACTGTCAAGTAATTATATGATTGATATCTAAATGTTGCCGTTGCAGTTAATATTGTATCCGCGGATTGTGTGGTGTCAAATCTTATATCATCAATACTCAAAGGAAAAATGTTTGTATATTGTATTCTGAGTATTGGATTATTAAGGCCGCTTAAAATTGTTAATGTGGCATCTGAAAAATGTTTGTTTGTTTGTAATTCTTTACTGCCGTCACGTTTCTCGAATCCATCTGGATCAGCCATACTAAGAAACCAATCATATATGTTTTTCCAACCTTGCAGGTCCTCATCTAAAATAAAATCTATTACCAGTGGATCGTAACTTAATTTTGTACCAGGTGAATACATGTCCAGAAAAGGCGTAGCTCTACTCACTTCACCTAAACTAACACCAGGAACATTAACTGTTTGACAGAAATATTGTGTATCTCTGATTCTATTAAAGGTTAATAGAAACTTTGTAGGTTGAAGTAAATTTGTATTTTGTGGTGTTCTGGTTAATGCGGACATTTTATCTCCTCTATCACTATTTAGGGGCCAAAAAAAAGGACCCCGAAGGGTCCTTTTAAATGTCACTCTCCGGTGACTCTATCTTACATCAAGTTTTTAACTTGGAAAATACGATAGTAAACGTTTGAACGTGCGTTCAATGCGCCATTGCCACTTGTCAAACCAGTTGCGAATGGGTTTGCAACCATGCCGTAACGTGTTTTGAAACCAATCTTTGGTTGGAATGTAAACTGGTCAATTGCACGAACCATTTGTAGAGGAACGTATGGGCAATAGAAGATACCAGCGTCATAAGGAGAAGAACCCTTATAACCGATTGTTACCAATTCTTGGTTAGATGTGTAACCACCGAAGTATGGGTCAATATAGACCTTGATACGACCGTGTAACAAACCAGCAAATGTATTGCCTGTGTCATCAACTTGTAGGTCAGCAGACAAGTTTGGTGTGTATTGCAACACGCCAGCCATCGCCATTGCGGAAGCAACGTCAGATGATACGATCATCACGTTACCTTTGCCACGACGAGTTTGTTTTGCAATAACGTTAGCATCGCGTTCAATTTGGAAAATCAAACCTTTGAAACGTTCAACAGACCAACGACCGTTAGAGTCTGTGTCCAAGTCGAAAGCACCAGCAGTTGTAGTACCGTACTGAGCACCTGCAACAGCACATGTGTAGATTGT